ATCGTCCAGTATCGTGATGGTCGAATGCTCCTCTGCCGTCCCGTTCTCCGACGCCGCCAAAGCGGCGGCAATAGTAGAGTAATCTGCGCCTGTTTTTCCAACTGTCAAATGTGTGGCCATTTGTCACACCTCCCGCTAAACTGGTCCACCTGTGCTGCCGCCACCTGAAACAGAATGAACATGAGTCGTGAGGCTTAATGCCCCAACTGTTATAGTTTTTCCAAGCGGCATCGAAACATTACCCTTTATCGTCACATCTCCATTGATCGTGATGCCGGAACTGCCTAATATTATTGAATTATTATTGGCATCATAAATTGCAACATCACCATCTTGAAGCGTAGTTATCCGATATTTACGATCAGGTGTGCTGATACAAATCGGATGAGACGTCGCGCCGATCTGCAAAATCACTGCTTCCGCACCCGGCTTCGGACGTCCTGTAAACCCAAAAGGCTCAAGATATTCAGCAGTTACAAGACCATCAATAGTTTCAATATCAACAGCCTGCGCTTTTCCGTCTCGCGCCGCTTTGACCACCCCTCGACCCACTAAGTTCTGTAAAACTCTAATAATATCGGCCATTTACACACCAATCAGCGCCTGAGCAGGAACTAAACTCAGACTAGCCCGCTCCGCGTTTATATCTTGCGAAAATGTTACATTTTGAATCACGAATATTTTATTTTCAATTTTGGCCTGTGGCAAAATGACACGCACTTTTTTTCCTGGTTCCCAAAGCCTACCTTTTTCATCTCGCCATGATGCCATAACTACTGATAATTCTTCAGCTTTTGTCGCCCTGACTGCTTTTTCCCAATTTGCGCGGCGCTGACACTCTGCGTTGTCTGCATTACCCTCGGCTCTAATTGTTGCGATTATTTTTTGAGCGGTCCAGCCAGGATCTTCAGCAAAACCGCGGCAATTTGCCACAGTCGCTCCAAAAGCTGAATCATTTCCAGCCCTTTGCCCGATCACCCTGTATAACGTAGCACGATCAGAGCAGTCGTTAGAATAGTGCCATTCCAAAACCTTACTTATCCCGAAATCAAACCGCAAGTCTGCAGAATCTTTAGATATTTTTAACAAACACAAGTTACCATCTTGATCATCTGTTAGAAAACAACCCGCCATTCTTGCCGCGCGATCAATGGGAGTAAATGCTGTATCACCAGGTGTCAATGTAATTTGATCGATTACTGTTGCGCCGTCCCAACCTACTGATTTTACTGAGATATCGAAAGGTGCACAGATTTGCTCTGCTAACGCGGATATTTTTAGTCCACGATAAAAAGCACGTTCAGAAACGACGCTAGATTTGACGATTCTAGCGACTTTTGAACGTCCGCTAATACTTATACTATAGCCTGAGCTAGAAACGCCGATTTTCAAAACATCAATAAATCCAGTGAGTTGCAGATCATTTCCCGCAAAAAGACGAACATCAACACCAGGAGCGATATCAGGCGGAACAGCTAACCCTTTAGGATCATTACGAGATAGCGTGAGAGCGAAAGCTGAAGCTGCACGATCAAGTCCTCGCTCTATCGTGCAGCTTTGCCAACCCGCCCATTCAATTCCACCAACAATTAACCTAATCTTTTCCATACCTTACGTCGCTAAAACATCTAACTCAGATCCGGCAGAGATCCAACCAGGATGCGCAATTCCGTTGCGCCGCACTATCTCGCTCGCTCTCTGTGCGTCAGCGTACAGATCATACGCGAGAACAAGAGCAGGAACAGTGTAACTCGTTGTTATTATTCGCGATTCAGGCAATCGCAGCACCAGCATATTTAGCTGTCTGATCAGAGCTACTTTCAAATCCTGAATGATTTCAAGACCTTCCGCGTCAAGATCTAGTTTTGCAGCAGCTCTATCGCAGAGCGCTGTTATCGCGTAGTAATTACGCGTAGCAGACAAAATATCACTGTAATTTTCAGCAGTTACAGCTTCGGAAGCCGAAGTAACAGCACAAAGAGCGGCTAGCTTAGCTTGCTCGCGTGCTGCAGCTGTTAGCTCTGCTGCAGAAGGGGCAAAACCTAAACCTAGACGCTCCAGGTCCGCGTATAACTCTATGTAATGATTAGCTATTTGTTGCAAAGCGGTGGTATCAGTAATAGCTTCGAAAAAATTTAGCCATGCCCGCGTAATCACAACTGGCGACACCGCTAACCTAGCTAAATCATTACCTAATTTTCGAGCGGCGGACAAAACTACTGCCGATCCTGCACTCGGTAAACCTCGCAAAATCGTATCTGTGATTTTTTGCACAGCTGATGTGTGCACCTCTTCATAATCGCGGACCGCTTTAGTCCTTGTTTTGTCAGCCGCAGTTTGCGTTGCTTCTTCTGTAACTGGTTGAGATGATAAGCTTTTTTGATCATCAACGAAAACAAAAGCTAAAGTCATTGTGACTTTTCCAACACTTTCTAGCTGATAGCTAGTCACCCCCCTAACCACAGCCTGCCTCCGCCACCCTTCTGGATGCTCTAGCTCGCCTGGTCCGCCGCGGCGCAAACGATCTAGCATTGCGCGGTAACGCTCGCGCCAATCTTTTCCAGTAAAAACTACATTAAAAACAACGACTTCCGCGTTTGCACCCATGTCATCGATGGTTATGCGGTCTAACCCCGGGAATTCATTGACAATTATCCGCCTTCCTATTTCACCACCAACTGGAGCAATCTGAGAAAAAGTGATGCCATCAAAAGAACCACCGGATAACTCAATCATCTCAACACCTTACGCGTTATAAAGCTACTCCACCAACAGCCGAAAAACCAACATTCGCGGACAAGCTTACTCCCTGATTAGCCGGCGTGCTCACTTCTGCAAGTTCCATGCCAGGTGGCGCATTTTCAAACTTGACGACAATCTCCCCCCCAACTTTTTGAAAAGAAGGGAATCGCTCACGTAGTGCAGCCCACCGCTTTTCTAAGCTTTCACTCGATTCACCAAAAACATCAATGTTTTTGGGCACTTGCGCCGCCTCACTCAAAGCCCTGCCTGATCGTGCCTGAAGCGAAGCTCGCCGAGCCGCCATCATCCCCGATCTTTTTGCCTCGTCTTCAGAAGTAGTAAGGTAAGTGCCTGTTTTTCTTGCAGCTTTTTCCATTTTAGCTTTGCCAGCTCGATCGAACTCTTCTGCTAGCGCGTAAGCGCTAGCAATCGCAGCAGTTATCGCTAGAAAATACGGGTTAGTTGCTATTGCCTTAAAAACACCGCCTAAACTTATAACCGATGGAATTAATTGCGTATTTACAGCAGTTGTGACTGCGGCTATACCTGTGATTATTTTCACAGGTAAATAGAAGAGCGCTATCTTTTTTATAACCCCTAGAATTATTTGACTATTTTCGCGCAGAAAGGAAAAAGCTGAATTCAAGACAGAAATGGTCCCTTTTAATGCATCAAAAGCTTCGCGCCCGAATTTAATCACTGATGTGCGATTGGCTTCCCACCATCCATGTATCTCTTTGATTTTATTGATGGTTTTATCGATTTGCGACTGCAGACCCGCAGCAAAAACCTCACGATTCGCTATCACCCACTGCCAAGTCTTTGTAATTATTGGGTTAATTACAGGTAGCAGACGTGATAAGATGTCGTTTTTTATTCCCTGAATCGATCTTTGCAGTCGATCCAGCTCGTCGCCCATAACTTCCGAATTTTCAGCAGTTTCTTTCGAAACAACAATACCAAATTTTCGAGCTTCTTCGCGCAGATCTGATAAATTTTCAATTCCCCCCTCAACTAAGCGGACCATTTTAGTCCCTGATTTACCAAAAGCCGCCATTGCAAACGCCGCTTTTTGTGCAGGTGCAGGAATGTCGATCAGCTTTTTGATAACTAAATCAAAGACTTCCTCGTTCGATTTTGCAGACTTTATCTGTCTGAGTAATCCGCGATCAGTTCTTTGCAAGAATGATGCCAAAGCACCTTGGCCGACGCGCAGCTGGCCCACAACAACATTCATTTTCTCTAATGATTTCCGTAACGTATCAGCACCAACACCCTGCTGTCCTGCAGCGTAATCGAGTTCTTGAACGGATTCAACAGAAAAACCGATCTGACGCGAAAACTTAATCATTTCATCGTTTTTGCCAGCCCAATCTGCAGTATATTTGAGCGCAGCAGCAGACGAAGAAGCAAGAGCAGCAGCACCAGCAGCAGCAATCTTAGCAATTTTCAGGCCACCTTGCCCGATTTTTTTTACCCCCCTCTCAATCGTCGCCGTTGCTTTCTTAGAACTCACCGTAATCTTTGAAAAAGCAGCGTTCAGCGGTTTCGACGCTTCATCGACTCCAGCTAAAACAGCCTTAATTTTTAGGTCATGTTTTTTTGCCATTTTCGACCTCAATCATCGTATCTAGCCACCACTGTAATCGGAAAAGATCCATGTTTTCAATGACTTCTGGCCCCCAATGTGTCAATTTCGCTAAAATCCCCATAGCTAGGCGCCAATCTGATGGCGCTAGCCAAAAAAACCTTGTGCTTGCGCGCAATCAATCACTTTCTCGTAATCGTCGGGAGTTAATTGTTCCAAAGTCCGAGGCGGATATTGACACAAACCATTCAAAATCGTGGTGTTAACTAGCATCGAGTCAAGCATCTCGCCTATATTTACCCCCCTCGCTATGCACGCTAATTCTGCTTCTATCAGATCACGCATTTGCATTTTTCTGCGCAAAACGATATAATTTTGTTCTATCCCATCGATCAATATCGGAGTCTTCAACTCCACTTTTAAATCTTGAGTCATAACTATAACCCCCTAATTTTATTAGATTAAGTGATGTTCTGAAAAAAAGGAAGTGCCAGGGGCGGAGAAGGGGCCGCCCCTGGCTGCAGCGGAAAAAAGGAGATAACCGCCACCAGTTCTGCCACACCAGGTGCTAATGCACCTGGATGCAGCAGCCAAAAACTTTCAATAAAAACAGGTGTTTACAGCTCATAAGCTTCTTCAGATTCCCATCTAAAAGTCACAACACCCGTTTCACTTTTTTCTTCTCGCGTGCCAACTTCGTTAGCACCAATCCATATTATACTCCGCCCATTCATTAAGTCAAGCTGAATTCGTACATTTTTTTTCGCTTGATAATCGCTGATCAAAAATGATCCATCGATCAAAAATGTACCTTCAAAATAAGGCGTTACTTTTCGAGTAGTTACACCGCTTTTCCCCGAGACAGCTGGTACTGTCTCGTTTTGAAACATTGCAGCAGAATAATCAGGGAACTCGTGTAACGAAAGCTCAACGCCATCTACTGTGAATCGTTTCACACCGCCAGTCTGTGCCATATTACCCCCCTAAATCAATCGAAAAGCAACGCGCCCGGCCAACACAGCTAGCCAACTGGTTAAGTTGGGCGGGTAGAACACGTTGATTTGATTGGGATTTTGCGAATCAATCTCGATCACTAATTCTTTCACGAATTTTACCGCGTTTTGCACCAACAAATTGTCTTGCCGTTGCAAATATCGTGCCACAAACCACCCTCGGACTGTTTCCGGAGTTACAAGCTTAGCACCAGGTTTACCCCCTGCTTGCGCCATTGCTAACCCACCGAATTCACGAAGGAAATCATTGCGATCTTGACGAACAATGCGCATTAAAATCGCCAGGGTTCGTTGCTCGTATAATGATACATCTGGGTTGCCAGCTGTATCAAAACGATACGTTGTGCGAGCACGAGACAGATAGCACGTACCCCCCACAGATCGCATCGTCGCAAGTCCGTAATTTAAAAGAATATTTCGTTCTGCAATAGTTAACGATTCATCTTCTGCTGCCGGCAAAACACCCACAAGCGGAAGTCCCGAAAATCCTTGAGCTAATCCGGAATCTGGCGCATCCATCTGGGCTGAAGCAGTTAGCGCACCAAACGCCGCCGCAGCGACCCAGTTCGGAGTGGGGCTATTTGCCACACCCAAGATCGTAGTATAAGGATCGTTAGGTCCGCTGGCTATCGCCCAATCAACTAATTCGCTGTAAGTGCCCGAAATTGCACTATTAACTAGCCCATACACCCCCCGCAACGCCCCCCATCTTGATGCCATCTCTTCTTTGATAGCAAGAAGCGTGCCAGAATCAGTGTAGGGGTGGATAATAGTATCGTATTCAACGTCACCTAAAGCAGCAAGCGAGCTAGTCACACTCGACACGCCGCTTCCTGCAGTTTTTTCCGCTATTACCACCCCAACGCCAGGCGCTAAGGTCTCGGAATGATAAGACAATCTCGTGTCATATCCATTTCCAATGGTCCCGACATGTTTAAAAGTCAGCGTCACGACCGCGTCTGCCGCCGTTGCTATAACTTGTAAACTCGTGTTTTCATTGACTTTTTGCTTGATCGCGGTAGCAATCTCAGCAGCAGTATCATCGTCTTTTACCGCTACTTGAACTAATTCCCCCCCAAGATATAGGGGAATTACCCCCGCCTTCGCGGAACTAGCCGAAATCGTTAGCGTTTTCGTTGCTGCTGCGCCCGCAGGATCCGCCTGGGGCAACGCCCACAATTCTCCTGCAGGATAATTTTGCTTGACACGATGCAGCATTGTTGATATAATACTGCCCGCCCCAAACATAGTGTCGATCGCAGATTCCGACGGCACAAAAATAGGGGTATCTGCCGCAGCCGTACCCCCCGCCAATTTTGGTCCCATCACCAGAATTTTGCTTTTATTTTGAGCAGTTACGCCGGCCAAGCTGGGGTCGATCTCAAAATAAACACCCGGCTCGTTAGGCACAGAAAAAGAAAGGGAAACCGCCATTATTTACCCCCCTTGGTTTTTTCAACAACAGGTGCTGCCTGACGCGTATCAATTACCCCCTCACGCTGCCGCCGTGCCCAATAGCCTGCAGGTCCAGGCCAGGAAACTTTAACCCAGTCGGGTGGTAACACGCTATAATCTTCGCCAGGAAACACAACAAATACACCGGGTTTTGGCTTTACCCACCTGTAGTTTTTCATATTTTACCCCCCCAGTAGGCCACGCTTTTTAAATCAATTTGATAATCGGTTTCAATCTGATCAATGATTGCTAGTGGCATGCGAGCGAGATCAACGTCTTGCTCTAGTTCATATGAAACCCGGACTATCCCCCTCCGCATTTCAGCATCATCAGAGAGCCCGAACTGAGTATCCGCCCAATCTAGCCCCCCTAGAGAATCGTCCCAACCACTTGATATTGCTGATAAAATTGATGTCTCTAAATCTGATAAAGCATCAGCTAACGCAACATCTGTGCTAGCCTGCACAACACCTTGAATTACTAAATCAGATTTTACTCGCACTCGCGGAACACCTGTTTTTGTTAATGGATTCGCGGAGTTGCGAGTAATGTGAACGATCACGACAGGCAAAAAACGTACATCTATAGGAGTAGTGAGCGAATCATACACTGTACCTATATTCGCCCCCCTTAAAAGATCAACTATAAGATGTCGCGCTGCCTTAGTCATCCGAAATTTCCATTAAAATACAACGAGTTAGCAGTGTGCCAGCAGTTTCTACGCTTATAATCTCGTAATTTACCCCCGCAATTTCAATGCGATCCTGCGCGTGCGGAGCGAGCACGCTTGAATTAATCAAACATGCCGGTCGAGTAGCCGGTATCATGATGCCATCTTGAAATGTTTGATAGGTAAAAGCTTTGTTAAAATCAACACTTAGGTGAGTTTTTACCCCCGTCACAATATTTTCATAGATAGCTTCTTGAGCGAAAACACTCAGAATCGTTTTTTCGATCATGTTTTCGATTCGCCCCCACACTGACATACCGCTAACCCGTTGTTTTTTATGCCTTATTTTCACCCAACAGAATGATCACGTTGCCAGCGATCGCGGCATCCGATCTATACAGATACAGTGCAGCATCACTAGCAAGTTCCGTGCCAAGCACTACCTGTTGCACTGCTCCAGCGGCAGTAGTCGCCGCATTGAATTCGTGCACCAGATCACCTTCCCCATTTGCTTTTGTGCGCAACTGAATCTTACCATTAGAAACCCCAGTAGTTACATGCACTTGCGCGGACATCAGAAACATCGGTGCGGAAAGCCCATCGATGATCTGCTCGTCAGCAGGTGCTCCAGTTGTGCCAGCTGCCATGTTTACGAAAAGCGCAAACGGCAGATAAATATCTTCGCCTATTGGCTGGGGTGGTAATTCGGCTGGCACAGAAATTGGTGCTCGTGCCTCGCCGAACAGCGCAACTTCCCAAGTGCCTGATTTTACAGCGCTAATCGTGCCAATGGCATAGCGCTCGGCATCGCCAGAGGAAGCGTAGCACTTACAATCGCTATCGCCCCAGTAGACTACCCCCCCTTGAACACCAGTCTCATCATCAGCGACAGGAAGCGCAATGATTCCGGTGAGTTGCGCAGAATACTGCTGTCCTGCAAGAGCGCTAGTGATCGCAACATGAAATTCACTCCCGATCCTGCGCCCACACCCAGCCGCGATCCCCGCATCCGGTGCGATTCGGGTAACTGCGCCTTTTCGTTGAACAAAATTATTCATTTCTCTAACCTCCTAAAATTACATAGATAAACCGGGATTTTTCGCGAAGTGACGATAATCAGTTACTGCGCACGCGAAAAAGTCCCTGATCCTGAAGCTATAGGAATCATTAGCGATTTCCGGCGACTCAGCAACAACCGGTCCCCCATCGCTTTGCAACCAACCGTACTGCAGCCCTAGCGGAGATCCCGAGCACAAAATGATCGTATTTTCATCAAGACCTGGAACATCCCGAATTGATTGAATTCTTGCGGATGGCACGTCATTTACTTCTGTGAACATTAACTGAGGCGAGTAGATCTGAGAAACGATCTGATAAGCCTTTGCGCCACACAAAATCACAGATCCTGCCAGCCCGCATTCGACGCCATCTTTTTTCTGCTTGCGCAAAAGCAGATCGAGATCATTGATCGCAGCGACGTCGATTGCACTAGCAGTCTTCAAGTTACCATGATCATTATGAAAAACAGCTTTGTTGTCCGACATTTTTCCGAATTCTAGTGCTCTACGAGCTATCGTTGATTCTGTGCGCACAGTAGAATCTGCAAACGCGAGCAGCATCCGCGGAATCGCGTTGAGCTGATCATTGATGATCATTTCATCCGTAATAGTCAGAATTTTTCCATATTTTCGCGGAGTTATGGTTTCTTTCGAATCACTAACAGACGCAGCAGTATATTCCGCGCCTTCCGCAACTTCCGGCAATTCAGCGAAATTTCCAACATCAACAACGTTTTGCGCATAAGTGCGATCGAAATCTACTCGCGTACCAAGATCGCGCCACCAATTAAATTGCGGGTTGACACCCATAGCTTCCCGCAGCACGTCTGTTGCTTCTCCTGCAAAAATTGAAGGAAAATCGCTAGTTGTAAGCGGACCAAGACTGCGTTGCATCGCTCGCTTCACGAGCTTGCGATCGCTTACCCCCTCCGTTCTTACCCCCTGATTTCTAGCAAACCCATGGATCTGTTTTATCAATGATTCTCCGGACTTACCCTCGTTTTTGAACAAACCGCGAATTATTCCACGCGTTTCTTCTGCCCAGGTTTTTCCTTCTTTCGCCTGAATCGCAAAATTAGCGTGTATTTCCGCGCCCTTAGCGCGATTCAGCATGAAAGAAAAAGCCCGTTCTTGAGCGTGCGATTTCGTACACTCAAGATCAGCAACCATCTGCTCGATCTGCTCAGAATCCATGCCCGCTAAGCGCCCGATTTCACGGACTTCTTTTTGCCGCTGAAGATCCTCTTCAACAGCTCGCCGCCTTTCAGCAACGATATCAATAGGTTGTTCCGTTTGTTGTGACATATTACCCCCCAGTTTTCGAAAGCCTGCATTAAAATCCGCAGGGATCAAAACAGCTGAGACCTCGTAAGGTTCCCAGTCTGTAACTACAAGAATTCTTTCACCTTTTTCATTTCTACGCCATTCTGTAGAGTGCACAAAATATCCTATAGAAACAGCTGGCAACTCGCCTGCAGCTATCCTTTGAGCATGAATTGATTGTTTAATCAACTGAAAAGTGGCCAAAAGTTGATTTTTGTCAACTTTTACCGAGTCCGGGACCACCCTCCCAACCTGTTCACGCGTGTGATCGAAAAGAAGCACGCCCGACGAATTAAGTCGCTCTAGTCTTACCGCGCCCTCTTCGAAGCTTAACACCTCAAAATAATTACCGTTTTCGTCCGTGTGCAAAACAGGAAAATCGGTCGCAACGACGGCGTCTATAGTCCACAATTCTGGATCGAAAGACTCCGGAATTAAATTCAACATTCGTTTACGTTCCATTTTCTTCTAACTCCCCATTTTCTTTGACTTTTTCAGTGTCACTGCCACCTTGTTTACCCCCCGACAGTGACGTTTGCGCAGGATTAGCATCAGAGACTATCCCCAGTTCGGCCAACCGGCCGTAATCATTAGACAATTCTTCCCAAACATCATCAGGATCACGCCCGAGCGACTCAATCTCATCTGTGATAGACGAGAGCCCTAATCTGATCGCTAACTGAGAAGCCTTGAGTTCTGTGAGCCGATCGGCACTCGGCGAACGGGGAGCGGACCACGTAACCTCGTAATTTCTTTCAATTAATCCCTTTATTCGACAAGCACGGATAAAAGCACTCCAGATTTTATCAAGCACCAACGGCTTAAAAATCGTTTCCCTGAGCGCGTTAATGTGCTTTTCTTGCTCGATTAGCCCCAATTTTGCCTGCGCGAAGCTCGCATCGCTCATATCGCCTGTCAACACGTGATAAGAGAGCCCAACACCGGTGGCTATCTGTCTCAAGCACGCCGTCAGAAAAGCTTCAATGTTTCCGGGCGGTTGCGGATTAGTAAATTTCACGTCTTTTCCATCAGGCAAGTATACTACCGTACCCGGCCCGAGACGCTCAACAACTTGCCCCCCTTGATCGTGGACGTAAGGTATTGAATCTTCTACGTTAATCCCATCAATTCCTACTGCAGGATCGGAGTTTCCCCCCTCAACTGCCATTACTAATGTCGCCGCAGCACGAGTACCTACTCTAACCGCTTCCATATACCCTTCTAGATCCCACAGCGCTAGCAAAATCGGTGCCATAACTGGCACGCCCCGGACTTGGCCAGGGCGATCCATGCGATAACAATGTAACATTTCGCCCGCCGGCACACGCACTAGATCCATAACCCCTGGAGAATTTAGAATATTTTCGTTCGGGTGACGCGGGTAAACGTAGTACGCTACCCGCTCACCTTCGAAAATCTCTACCCCCCCGATCAGATCTTGCCTACTCGGGGTGGTAAGTGGCACAAAATCAGCTTCTAATACTCGAATTTTTAAGGGAATTTTGGCGTTCTCGACAGGAACAAACTGAGCGAATACCTCTCCTGACACTAACCACGATCTACAGATTAGACGCTGAGCCCCATAAATATCAAGCTCAGATCCTTCTAGCGGCCGTTTTCCCCATTCCTCCCAGAGGTTATAGACTTTTTCGGCTTCTTCGGGCGAAAAATCGCCTACGAGCGTAGGCCGCACGCCAGTAGAAACTATAGAATTCACGAGCGCATCAACTAGCCGCGAGCCATGAGGATCATTTTGTGCCAAATCTCGTGATCTGGCACGCAACATCGCTAAATCATTGATGATTTCACGGTTCGGTCCAGCCCTTACCCCCCGCCACTGATCAGCGTGACCAAGGGACGCACCTGTAAACCGTCTAACAGCTTTTTTGGGTCTTTTTTGAGTCAGTGCCGCCCAGGCGGCTTTAAATCGCCCCATTAGCGCCCCTTAAAGCGAACTTGAGCCGACGTTGGGTACTCGGACGGATAAATTTCCCGACGCAGAATCTCTATCGCTCGCAACAGCTCAGATAAAGATCGGTAACTAACCGAATTTCCAAAGGAATCGCGTGCACTAGTAATCCCAGCAGCAGCCATTTCTTCTAACTGCGCGAGTCTTATGCGTTTTTTCGCAAGATCATCTACCACACTCGCCCTCCGCGGTACACGTCCGCCCTTTTAGCCCTCTTAGCTGGCACTATAACAGATCGTGGAGCGGGCGTCAAGCTTTTTTTTGCACTTTTTTTCTCAGGTCTTTCTTTAATAAAATTGAGACCTTCTAGCAGCAACGAATGAGCTGCAGCTAAGCACAGGACGAAAGTATCTAGCGCTTCATTCCGGATTCGTTCAGTCCGCTTTTGCCAAGTCACTTTGCCTTTTTTATCTTTCAATCGCTCTTCCGACGTTAATTGTTGTAATAAAGTCGGGCACTTATCCAACACGTGATCAGGAATGTGACAATACATCGGACCCGGGGTATTCACGCTGAGCAAATTGAACACACTATCCTTGCCGCTAATCGTGCTAACTGCATAGAATGTTTGGCGTTTTTTGGTTTTCGATGCTTTCTTCGGGAAAATTGGTCCTGATCGCGCTAGTCCACGCGTGCCGAAAATCCGCTCGCGTTCAAATTGGCTAGTAAAATTCAGGACTTGCTGCTGCAAGTAACCTGCATCCACACACGTCGTAGCAGCTTTCAACGTTCGCCCATCTTGCGTATGCCACAAGCGCCGGATTTTCTTGAGCAATTCAGCCCAAGTGTCATTTAACACAGGCGACGCATCAATAATATCATAATCGAGAATCCAAACTTCCCAATCCGCGCCGATGCCTAAAGTCATGATTTCTAAGCGATCTTCTTGTACGTCTACGCCGCAAACTACAGTATTTACCCCCTCTGGAATCGTTACCCCCCACGATGGCTCTATTCGCGACGCTAAAGTATGCGAATTTATTGTAATTCCCACTTCGCGGAATGGCTCAGCTAATCTCGTGTTAATGAACGTCTTCAGCTCATCTTGATTTCCCTTGCGCGATAGCGCAACAGCAGCTTCCCATTGCTGGACTAAACTAGTCCACGAATAAGATCCAAGCGGCAAATATAACGCGTTGAACCAAAATGATCTTACCCCCTCAACCGCTGGCGCTCGCGTAGCTTGCCAACGCCCCTGGGGCAACATTACAACCTTGTGATTTTCTTCGATTTCTTTCTCGCAAAATCTGCAAACATATCGCACACTTGTAGGATCGCCTGGGTCCCAGACCAATCTGTAACGATAATCGCTAGTTGACTCGATCTGCTCACGAAAAACGAGGGGCTGAAATTCGCCGCAAAACGGGCACGGGAGCACGAAACGACAATCATCACCGCGTTCGCGCCATTCTGTGATTGTCGACTGTTCCTGCACTTTTGGTGAGCTCACAAGCACCATTTTTGACACGTCTTGGTACGTCGTCAGCCTGCCTCGCACTAGCGCGACCGACGAACCTGCACCTGAAAGATCCGCATTATGATCATCGACTTCATCAACGAGACCATAACGATAGCTCTGAGATGTCAGTTTTGAGCCCGATTGAGCTCCTACAACATCGATTCGCCCCCCCTTGAACGACTTCGACTGTTTTAAGTTATATTTTGAACCTGACAGGGCTATAAGTTCGCGCAGGAGCGGAGAAGCGGCAATCATAGTCTCAAGCCTAATCATTGAAAATAATTCTGCTTTTTCATCTGTGTCTGTAACGAATAAAGTTGGCCCAGGAACAGTAGTGATAATATACGTTAAGGCCGCTTGCAAAATGATAGTTTTTCCAGCTTGCACAGGCCCCTGAACAACAATCGTGTGCGTAGGATCCTCAGGGTGCATGCAATTGAGGGGCTCCACCAGCCAAGGATGAGAACCAAAATCAACGAGTCCTGGAAGTGCTGAATATCGCGAAGAAAGATAGAGGTGCTCTGCTGCGATCTCTGCAGGCGGTCGCTTATCGTAAGGTTTCAATACCCCCCATAGATCGCGCACAACCTGTTGTAATTGTTCGCTAAATTTTGGGTCGTGCTGCAAAATCATGCCTAATCTAGTTTTGGCGGACTATCACTTACCCCCGCCAGCAAAATCTCAACTTCTCGCGCAATAACGCGCCGAATCTCGTGCACGTCAGACATGCCAACAACTAGCCGCGCAACGCGCTTGGGTAGCGATTCTATAGCCGCTTTGGCTTCGCTTAACGCTTGTGTATACGCCATTTGAACATCCGCTAGAACTACTAGTTCCCCACGTAATTTGGCTGCTTGTGTTTCTCTCAGATCAGCTACTGCTTCACGCTCGCGCAGTTTCGCAGCATTCATAGCATCCAGCGGATGAACTTCTTCCCCTTCCCCCTCATTTTTTTTTGGGGGTGAAACAAGTCCTATCTCTTCAATAAGATTATGTTTTTTTATGAATTGCGTGAGTGAATCTGTACCTGGAAGCGCACCTGCTTGCTGTCGTTTTTGAAAAACATTTTTTACTGTCGGTATAACTAAGTACCTGTTTTTATTGTCAAATACAGTCCACCCTTTTTGGCGCCATGATCGAATCAGCGAATCATCACAGCCGATCAGTACAGCTAGCTCTCTTTGCGTTCGCACCGCGACAGGTAAAGCTTTGTTTATATTAGTCTTTTTGGACATTATATTAGTCTTTTTGGACATCGGAACCCCTTGATTTTATTACAAACAGAAACCTGTCGCGCCCCCGAAAGTCACCCCCAAGGGGGGGCCCCTGCGAAGGACCCAACCGGGGGGGGGCCAGTAAAACCCCTCTATTTCGCGTTCTACGCCCTGTTTTAGGCCTTCTAACTTGTTTCATAGCCAACTACCCTGCCCGGCACCAAACAGCCCTTAAAACGCAAATTTTAACGCCGTTTAAACTCCTTCTCCTAATCTAAGAAAAAGCGACACCAAAAAAACCAACAAACTCTAGCAGTTAGCTTTAAGTTTGCCCTGTGTGAGCAGCTCGATCTGATATTGCCGCCCAACGGGGATCCTCCCCCAGACACGCCAGTGCTGCACTACCTGAGGCGATACATTGAGCTTTTTTGCCATGTTTGACTGCGTTTTGAAAAATTTAAGGGCCTCATCAAAAGTCATGAAAAAAAACCTCCGAAAACAATCATGGCAAATCATAGCAAAAAATCAAGCTCTCGATCTGTTCGCTCCAGGCACGTGTCC